GAAGGAATAGCCTGAAGGTCATTGATCTTTTCATAAGTTCCTAATGTTCCTCCAGTGCCATACTTAGCAACATTAAAAGTCACTCCTTTGGAGAGTATTCCCTGTCCTGGCATTATATTGCCTCCTATTTAAAGTATTCACAGCCAAGACCTCTATAAATTTGATTACAACAGAGTAAGTTAGTGCTCTTTGTCTCAAAACTTGATAGTCGTCTATAGCCTAAAAGTCTCATTTGATCAGCTACTTTAGCCGAGAGTTCAGTTAACTCTTTTACTGAATGAGACCATATCTTTACATTATATCTAACATTAGAATATGCTAATGTATCTCCAACTAAGTTATCATCGTTTCCGTTCTCATAATAAGTTATGCAAGGAATTGGAGTATCAGTTGATACAAATAGTTCATATTCTACTGGGGCAATAGTTGATAGTCTTTCTATAAGATCTTGCTTACCGTTAACCACTTATTGCCTCCTTGATTGCTTTATCGAATATATTCTTAATAGCATCTCTATTATCATCTAAAGCTGGTAATAGATATGGTTGTGGGTGGATTCCATTTGTGAAATGAAAATTACCTTCTTCATCTTTATATGCCCAAGGCACATCTTGTCTTCCATCACCATTTACTGCATATAGCCCAGTACCCATTTCGGTATATATTCCATACTCGACATTAGTTCCTATAGTAGCTGTATCACCATCTACTGTTGATTTAATAGAGTCACGGAGATTACCGGTATTGACTGGGCAGTTCTTCTTAGCTTCTCTTTCAACTAATAGACCTGCCTCAGTCAATGGTTTCTTTATGTCAAAGTCCTTGAGCTTATTTAGCTTAATAAATAGCCTATTACTCATAGATCTCCATAAAATAACTGTTGTATCTTTTAGCCATAATGGAGTAGATTACTTTATACTCTTGATCTTTATATATAATGTGATCATTCTCATTTATATCAGCTCTTTTAGTGAGTCCGATAAGCACCACATTATTGAAACGTGGATCATCATATAAGCTTTGCTTATGCTTTCTGATGAACATTGTTCCACTAGATGTAGTATATTCAGTATGTCTTTGACCATATTCGTCTACACTATTCGTATAGTGCTTAATAACAACAGGTTCTTGTTCTCTATCTAATGGTATCATCGGCTCTATACCCCATAGGTGCCTTTATTGTCTGAATACGTCTACGTCCTTTTAAGAACGGAGCAATCATATTCATAAAGTAAGTATTTGGTTGTCCACCTGTGTTAGATGAAGAAGATGAAGAAGAAGATGATTTACCAGCAAAGTCCGCTGTAGTAGTATACTTATATGTCACTCCTGAGTAAGACTCTTCTTTTACTTCTCCTAATTGTGGTGTTATTCCACCTGCCGAAGAGCTACCTTCACCAGATCCTTCGCCACTCTCCATATTGTGAGCAGCTAATAGAGCTACAAATGGTTCAAGACCTATAATGTTTGTATCATGAATATATTCTTGTATTTGGAGAACAGCTCCTTCAATAAGATAAAGAAGCTGTTCATCCTGGGACGTATCGGTTATGTTAAGAAGTTGTTTAGTTCGATTAAGTATCTGTAGCCACATAAACATAACCTCCTAACTAATTATTATTCAGCTATATCAGTAGCAACGCCATTGAGGAAGCCATCAAGATGGGCAACAACTCTAATAGCATCATTAACTACAAGGTTGTCAAAGCCAGTGACTGAATAAGCATTGCCAGCAGCAACAACAGGAGCACCAAACTGCTTACCATTTACATAGACGATAACAGTAGCACCTGTGGGAGCAGCACCAGCAACAACAGCAGCGCCTGCAGCCTTAGTAGTAATAGTTGTATCCTGAGCATTCTTCTTACCAAGAGCAATGCACTTTCTTTCATCAGTAAGAGCAATAACAGCATATTTAGCTGCAACCATTCTATCAAGTTTTGTATTGATGTCATGATCCTGCTCAACAAATGTATTCTTCTTAACAAAAGCTGTAATAGCATCCTTTGTCATTAAGAAAGCCATATCTTTCGGAATAGCCTTAGAGAAGTAAAGCGGAACACCCATAAGAGTATTCACATAACCTTTTTCAATATAGTTATCAACATACTTAAGATCATCGCCTAATACTTTCTTAAGTTTGGCCTTAAGATTGATAGCAGCAACAATAAAGAGACCACCATCAGACTCAAAGACACTTTCAAACTTATCAATAGCATCAGCAAAGTCAGAAGCATCCCAGTTAGTCATTTCAGACTGGTTAGTTGTCTTACCCATTTCTCTAACAGCATCAGATGTCCACTTATTGACCATAGACTCAGCAACACCATCAATCTTAGCCTCAATGAGTGTCGGGTCTGTCATAAGGTCATCAAGATACCACATTGTTCCGGCCTGATTCCTATCTACTCTATACTCTCTTTCAGTGTATTCGGCATCAATCCAGTTGGTAAGGCCTTCTCCACGGGCAAGGACCTCAGCCTCACCAGAGGGTACATATGTATGGATCTTTTTAACCATACCTGGTTCTTGTGTAAGTGACTCATCAAGAGTCATATACCTATTCATGTCCATCTTCGTAAGAAGAATAGACTCAATCTTTTCTGCTAGTATGAAATTATCATACCCTTTAAAATCAAATAAAGCTGGCATATTAAGCCTCCTTATGCATTATTATTTGTTATCAAAAACTTCAGGATTGCTTTCATAAAGAGCTTGCATCTCTGCTAATGGCATAGTAGCAAAATCCTTTTTTCCGTAAGTTTTATTAGTATCAATAGTCTGAACAGGACTCTTAGACTTAAGTCTATTCTCAACCTCTGTTCTGACTGACTTTTTGAAAGCCTTCTCTAATAGCTTGATTCTTGAATCCATTATATCTGCATCAGCGTCAACAACTAGATCAACAAGACTAACATCTAATCCCTTATTTATAAGTACATCGACTGCAGCCTGTTTATTCTCCAGCATAGCGAATTCTTTCTCTTTTGCTTCAAGAGCAGCTACACGTTGCTGATAGTCATATTCTCTTCTTTGGTCAGCATCCATATCTCTGAGTCTATCTGCTTCTCTCTGCTTTTTTTCTAAGGTTTTCTGATACTGAGAAATGCGTTTGTCCCCAGCTTTCTGTTCGATAAGTGCTATTTCTTCTTCAGTATAAAATTTACCTTTGTTATCTGTTTCGTCTACTGTTTCTTCAGTATTCTCAACAACCTTATTAAGTTCATTATCTGGCATAGATAATCCCCTTTCATTAAATAAATTCATGGTTCAGTATTCCTGCCCCATATAATAAGTTTAGCAATAGAGAATGGATCTTAATTATGGATCACTCTCTATTGCTAATTTTGTACATAAATATAATACAAAAAAGTATATACAATACTTTCTAATATATTTATATTCGAAAAAGTTTGGTTAGATTCTTATTATAGTTAATTAGAAATCTCTGATTACTTGATGACTTACATAATTGTATTCTCTGTTACCACATAGGTATTCAATTTGAATTCTAATTTGTCCATTAACATATGAACAAACATTACACATTAATGTAGACCCGTCTTCATATACATTACCAGCAAGTGTGTAATATACATATACTGGTTCTACTTTATATGGTTGAGAAGTTGTAGCATCTTTTGTAATGTCAGAATCAGTGTTAAATCTAATAAATAATGGTCTTTTCCAGAGGTTTTGTACTTTTAAATAACCATCATACGTATGCGCCATAATTGGGCAAAGTTCATATATAACTAACGAAGGTACATCTGCTGTACTGTCAGTAACATTTATAACATCGTTAATAGTTTTAATAATTGGTCCATCACCATACTTATCATCATAATCATTTATAATTATTCCATTATAAAGCTGAGTTAAACGTATGTCTTCACCTCTGCTATCAGTATTCACAAACTTACGTTGATAGTTAACTAAATACTCATCTTTTAATAGACCAATGGCACTATAATCATACATTGCCTCTCCAACATAGTCTTCAGTCTCAGTCACATAAAGCTTAGTTGGAGCATTTTCATATCCTAAGAATATAAAGATGAAGTCACAAGAACCGTCTCCACCTTTTTTTAAATGAATCTCTAATGTAACAGAATACTTAGCATACCATTGAGCATCATATTGATCTCCACCACATTCAACAAAGTTAAATGTAACGTCAGTTAAATACTCTTCAGGAACATACGCTGATCCACTATCTACAAATATATTGTTAAATTTAAGTTTGAGTTCCATTGGTAGATCACCAGGGTTATCAACTACTCCTGATATAATGTCAGGCTTCCAAGATTGATCCCAGAATGGAATGTCACTATATCTATTTAATGATCTATATATAATTGAAGATGGTGCCATAAGACCAAAGTCTTCTTTAATAAGATTCCTTACTCCTTCTGAATCAAGGCCACCACCAGAACCACCACCCGTGGCACTGATAACTCCTTCAGAAGATATTGTGATATTCTCTCCAGCTGAATAGTGAGGAATATCTAATTCTGAAATAGCCTGGGCAATATCTCCTTCAGAAGCAAAGTCTAGTTCATTGACTTTAATATCTATTAACTCATTAACTCTGCCCTCAGAGATGCCTGATCCTCCAGATATATGTGCTATTTTATTTTCATCAACAACAGACACCCCATCTTGGAGGACATCTGTGACACCGTTATTAAACACTAACGCTTTTCCTTCAAACTGTGTTATTG